CAGCAAGTTTTCAACCTTTTGGTCCACAATGGTAGATTCCATTAGGTCTTGGTCAAATGGTAAGTCTTTGAACCAAGTGGGAATGTGTGTTTCGTCTGTGGGATATCCAACTGATGTATAACCCAGCGGATTGTCTTTTAACTTACACACAATGGTCTTCATACCGTCTACAATCTGCATGCTGTAGTTGTCCGAGAACATGCGACGCAGATTGTTCCAATTCATAGCAGCTCTCACGTGCCCGGGCATGTTGGCTTTGCCCAGTCGTGCTTCTTCTGCGGTGTATTTGGTCAAGTTGTTAACACGTTTGGGTGTGCCTTTTTCCCAAGCAGGCAGCTCTTGGAACTTGATTTTAAAGTCGCGAACCTTGTCGATTACTGCTTCTCGTTCGGCACCGGTTAGCACATCTAGCAAGATTTCGCTTAAGAAGTCCTGCACCAGTTTAGGCGTGTCGCTACGTTTAAGATCAAGCCCCATGGCTTTGACTTTACCGGGCTTGCCATCTCGATCAAGACGATTGCCTTCGAGATCATAAATCAACACAGCATAACGCTTCTTCTTGATAAACAGACCTTTGCGAGCAACCAGTTCACGACCACCTTTGATAATGGAACCCATTTCTCTAGGACAATGGCAAGCACGTTCCATAAACGCAGGAAATGATTCATTAACACCTTCGGCAATCTGATCGTATAGTTGGATACAAATGTCTTTGTTCCATTCCATACGTCCGGCTTCTACTTCCGCTTGGACCGCCGGCCACGCACTAAAGTAAACGGAATCCGTGTCGCCGTAGATAATGCTTGAGCCAACATGGTCATATTGCCCAGTAATTGATTCGTTAACGAAGGAGTCCATGTGCTTGGCGATGATGCGGCCAGTAAGCGTCGTGCTCTGACCAATGCGCTGATCAAAGAACCTGCACCCTGGGTTGAGGATCGCCCCGTAGAGGCTATTGAGGTTAATCTTCTTAACGAGTTGCCGTTTGTCCCAAAATGCCTTGTCCTCAGCAGTTTCTGCGGTTTTCTTTTTCGCTTGGAGATCTTTTCTTTCGGCATACCACCTCTCTAATAGTCCGGGTACAATACCCTTAAAGTCATACTTGAAAATTGTACCATTGGCACTGAGTGTCCACGGCTGATTGCTGTCAAATATCAAATGCCATGCTTCTTTGGCACTGACAACATCAGATCCACCTTGTTCCCAATCAATGGTAATTTCTGTTCCGGCTTCCATACTCATCACAGCTTGGTATTCCAGTGTACCAAACATGTTTTCCCAGGCATCCGCAAAGCTGGAACCCGAGGCCATTTTTTCTTTAATGTAATGATCTGTCATTGTTTGTCGGAATTGTCCGACAATGGTTTCTGGGCCCATGTTAAGGGCACGAATAGCCGAGGGATAGAGCGAGTTGATGTCGATTGCTCCGATGTATTCGTGCATGCCTTTTTTGGGATAAGCAACGTAGGCACCTGCCGCTTGTGTTTCTCCTTGATCATCTCTACCCTTTCTATTTGGAACGATCATACCACGTGCATGTGCTTCATTGATAATGGCCTGTTCTGTTACAGCAACCGCCCCCATGGTGGTCTGCAACAGCACAGTATTATCATGAGCAAGTTCGTTAGCTAGGTCTAAGAAACGCAGTTTCTTATCTAGTTTAGCCAGCAACATGGTATCTTGTCTGTTATAGTCAATAAACTTGGGAAAGTCTTTGTTGTACAGCTGATCCAGCGTACCTTCGTAAGCAATCTTACGTTCCTCAAGCTCGTATTCGCCAATGGCGTCGAGACTATAACTATGCCGTTCTTCATATGTGTACTTGCGGTACAGTTGCATATAGTCCATATGCACACGACCAATCAAGTCAAACGTTAGATTCTCGGCACCAAATCTTTCAAAGGTCCTTTGTTTAGGAAACTGATTCCACAAACACAGCCTGCGTGTATCATCCTTGCTCATCACGCGAGTAATACGCATGGTAATATAAGGAATATCAAAACCCTCACTGTTCCATCCACTTAGTATGTCTGCATCATCGATCAAGTCCAGGAATGTGTTGAGCATGTCTTCTTCACGCTCAAACAAATAACAGTTCTCATACTGATTACATATTTCTTCCGCAGTCCCCCACGAGTAGCTCTTGGGAGGCACAACCAGCGTGACCAGCTTGTCCATCCAATCCAAATACACAGAAATAGCAGTAACTGGGTTAAAGGGATCCTCGGGTCGCGAAAAGCCACGCACAGGATCAAAGTCTACTTCAATATCGAAAAATGCTGTTTGTAGCTTGGGAGACTCCACACCCAAGTAATTCATTTCCAAGCAACGGAAGATGGGATTGATATCGCTTTCCCACAGCCGCTTGCCAGAATTGACTCTTAGTTCTTTGTGATACTCTTTGCCGTTGCGTGTACTGAAACGACTAACTGAGCCACCAAAAATTGTGCGGAACTTACCGCGAGGATCATCGTAGTAAAAGATATACTCAGCAGGGAATTCGCGATATTCCCTTTTGCCTTTAACACGTTCTACAATGTGAATACGATCTTTTTCGCGATCGTATAGTGCGTCAACATAACTCATAATTCTCCATGTGCAGTTTCTAGCCTACACGTACTCTACATGCCGTTTAGTGTCCGGCGAGACAAAGATATTTATTACATCCACCACCGCACCAACGCAGTCACGTCGATGAGGAACAGCAGAAGATAATTAGCCAACATACCAAAGGAACCCCGACTGTAAGCGCACCCAGCGTATACAGCAGTACTGGTAACCCAAGGTATGTATAGATACTTGAGAGGTGGCTCTGGAACGGTGATTGCCATAGTGAGAGCGCAACCAATACTAAGAATCCAAGCAATGCTCTCAAGACAAAAACGAATTCGACTACTTTTCCAGTCATTGCGGACCCACTCCCAAATACCCGCTATTATGTCTTTCACAGGGTCTTACCAACAGTTTCCAAAATAGTATTGAGTTCGTCGTGGTCGCGATTGGTTTCGCCTAGTTTGGCTTTGTGTGCAATCTTAATTGCTTTCTTTAAGGTAGCTGGTTTGATTTCCAATTCTTCGGCAACAGCTTTGATGGTGTCGTTAAGACCTTCGTTTAGCGTGTCTACTTCAGTTAGGACTTGCATGCCTTCGTTGATGAGTTGTGTAAGTTTAATTTTGGCATCGCCATTAAAGCTACGATTATAATCGCTCATATTTTCTCCTTGATGATGTATTATACAATAATAAATGTAGAAAAGCAAAAGAAAAATGCTCACTTTGGACATCACGGTAGCGAATCGCTAGTCCGCCCAGCAGCCGGGCCACACGGTCCTAAGGCAGTGTGATTAATGGAATTGATCAGCTTCTGTAGAACTCTTATTGGCCACAGTACTTGTTGCGCCAACAGCTTCGCTGATTAGGTCAAAGTAGCCAACGCCAACTTCACGCTGATGTCGAACAGTGGTAAAGCCACGCTCTTGTGCGGCAAACTCACGTTGTTGCATTTCACTGTAACCAGCCATTCCACGGTCTTTATAAGCCTCTGCTAGTTCAAATGTGGCCAAGTTAATACTGTGGAAACCTGCTAGTGTAATGAATTGGAATTTGTAGCCTAGTTCACCTAGTTCACGTTGGAATGTTTCGCATTCATCTTCGCTCAAAAACTTACGCCAATTAAAACTAGGACTGCAGTTATAAGCAAGCATCTGATCAGGATATTGAGCGTGTATAGCATCTGCAAATTTCTTAGCCTGTGCGATATCAGGCGTACTAGTTTCGAACCAAAGGAGATCAGCGTAAGGGGCATAAGCAAGACCTCTGCTAATACAAGCATCGATACCATTTTTAAATTTATAAAAGCCTTCTTCAGTACGCTCATTTATAATAAAGTCCTTATCTAGCGGATCGTGGTCGCTGGTAATAAGTGTAGCACTTTCAGCATCAGTGCGTGCCATAATAACTGTATCTACACCAGCAACATCTGCGGCTAGTCGTGCCGCGTTTAGTGTGCGAATCATTTGACTTGTTGGCACAAGAACTTTGCCACCAAGGTGTCCGCATTTCTTTTCACTCGCTAATTGATCTTCAAAATGTACGCCAGCAGCTCCAGCTTCAATCATAGCTGACATTAGTTCATATGCATTTAACGCACCACCAAAGCCTGCTTCTGCATCTGCTACGATTGGTAAGAAATAATCTGTTGTTACATTGCCTTCTGCGTGTTCAATTTGGTCAGCACGACGGAATGCGTT